GACGTGACGCCATGTACCGACTGATCTTTGCCCCCCATGCTGACGATGAGGTGTTCGGGTGTGGGGGGCTGATCGCGAGGTATTCCCATGAGTGCGCTGTGGTTGTTGCGGCCGCACCTGACGAGACGAGGCTCGCGGAGTTCGAGGAGGCGAAGAAGATCCTCGGGTATGGTCGGAACTACTTCCTGAACATCCCTGACGGTCGAGTTGGCGAGGATCCGCTTGCCCTGGTTTCGCACTTCGACAGGATGCTGAATCACCTGCAGCCAGGCGAGGTGTACCTCCCGTACCCGTCGATGCATCAGGATCACATTGCCGTGTACGAGGCTGGGCTTCGAGCCTGCCGCACGTCGATGAATGCTGGTCACTGGTATCCGAACTCGGTGTTCGTGTACGACGTCGCTGCCTATGACGTGACGCTGTACCCTTCCGATCTTCGGTGGAACGTGTTTCAGGAGCTCACCGAGGGAGAAGTTGACCTCAAGGTGCAGGCTCTTGCCGCCTATGAGAGCCAGCAGACTGACTCTCCTCACCCCGTGAATGGCGTCAAGGAGGCCGCTCACACGATCGGAGCAGCCAGGCAGGTGCCGTATGCCGAGCAGTTCGCTTTGGTGCGGCAGGTGCGCTCGTGATCCTCGCTGCACACCAGCCTGACCTGCTCCCTTACACGGGCTTCTGGTACAAGATGGCGAAGGCCGACGTGTTTGACCTCGCGCTCCATGACCAGTACCAGGCGAAGGGCTACCAGCGTCGTGTGATGATGCGTGACTCCTGGGCTTCTCTGCTTCTCGTCGGGAAGCCGCGGCTGGTGCCCATCACCGAGGTCAGGATGCAGGAGTACGCGCCGAACGCTCTGATCCAGGTGATCCGTGGCCGGTACGCTGGCTCGCGGTACTGGCACCGCCGCGGCCCCCAACTGCTTGACGCGATCGCCGCGGCCCCCTGTGAGTACCTGTGGGAGTTCAACACGGCGCTGATCTTCCATGTTCGGAAGATGCTTGGCATTGAGACGGCGATCGTGTCCCTTCCGGAAGCCCCTGTCGGTAACGGAATTGATGGGCTGATCAACCTCTCCCATCAGTACGTCGCTGACTCGTATCTGTCTGGCACTGGTGGCCGCGCGTACATGGGCGATGATCCTGAGCGGGTGTTCATGGACAACGGGCTGCAGCTCGAGTGGAGCAAGCACGAGATCACCACCGGCGACTCGATCGTGTCGGTGTTGATGGACTACAAGGATCCGATGGAGATCATCATGAAGGAGCACTCGTGAGGTACGTCTACCTGCCTGTGGTGTCAGCGAGGAATGTCTCGTCTGCCCCGTCCTACAACTTCTTCAAGGCGTTCAGGCATCATGCCTTGCAAGCGGATCCGAACGCGGTGTTCTATGTGCTGATCCCCGAGGAGGACAGCGATGACAACCGGTGGCTGTCTGGATCCGCATGGGCCGGCCCGAATACGGTGCTCCTCCCCACCCAGATGCACTACTTCCAGTACGACGATTTGGCGCTCATCACGAACGACTTCTGGCATCGTTTCAACGAGCGCCACGGTGACACGTACTTCGACGTGATCATCTCGGAGCGACCTATCCTGGCTCCCACCATTCGGAAGCTCTGCACGTTCCACCTTGATGGCAAGAGCCGCCGGCCGCTTCTTATCAACCGTGACCAGTTTGTGATCACGAAGGCTGAGAAGGTCCACTTCTCCGTGGAGTTGGCTGAGGTCTTCGGCTGGGTGACGGCTCCGACCATGTACCAGTCGCCTCACCAGCTTGAGCGCGCGCTCGAGGTGGCCCGGCGCACCGTGAAGCCGAACTACGTTCAGGAACTCATCGAGCAGGCCAAGGTGTTCCCGCTTGGCATCGACTGTGACGACGTCGACGAGCAGAACATGACCGAGCGGGATGACAAGTACGACGAGATCACCATCAACTACAGCCACAAGTTGTTCAGCGAGCAGAAGTTCATTCAGTCGCTCGACATCATGGATTCGACCTTCGCTGGCGGTCGGCCGGTACAACTGCAGATCGTGACCGGCTCGTCAGAGGTCAAGATGCAGACCTTCAAGGAGGCGTTGCCGTACCAGTACATCAAGACCTTCGGCCGGATGAACCGGTCGCAGTTCTTGCGGCAGATGGCGCGCGCCCACATCTTCATCAGCAACTCGGTGTACGAGGACTTCTCGGCCACCGTCGTGGAGCAAATGTACACGGGACTCATCCCGATCCTCCTGCGTGCTCCGTGGTCGGAGTACCTCGTCCCCGAGGGCTACCCGTACTTGTTCTCATCGATGGCCGAGGGCCAGGGAATGATGCGCTACGTCGTGGACAACTACGACGAGGTGTACGCCGAATGGATGCCCAAGATCCAGGAGAAGATCCGTGCGGAGTTTGACCTCAAGACCGTGGTGCCGGAGATCGTCGAGTGGATCCAGGGGCTGCATGACGAGCGGATCTCCACCCTGCCCGGCTTCACGGCAGGCACCCAGGTGCTCCTCGAGCAGGTGTACCAGGATCTGCCCGACGAGTTCGATCTTGAGGACTTCTACGACACGGTGAAGAAGTTCGCCAAGTCCCTCGATTTGAGGAAGCAGCACCTCGAGTCGCGGGCCACCTCCCCGTGGTTGTTCGTCGACCTGCTTCGCCGGCTCCACCCGGAGCTCTCCGACACTGGCGCGGTGCCCGTCAGGTTCAAGAAGGGGTAGACATGTCGACGTACGACTTCGAGGCCGCGGTCGAGTACCGCAATGTGGTGGCGCGCTTCCGCGAGATCACCGGCGTGAAGCGCCCGACCGGGATCTGCTGTGCGAGCACCGTCGACGGCGTTCCTGAATGCGTGGCACACCTCCCGGATGGGAGTCAGGAGTTGACCTTCACCTACCGTGAGGTCGAGTTGCTTGGTGTTCCCGAGCACTGGTTCATCGACGATGGCAACGGGTTCCTGCTCCTCTACCGGGCGAACTACCCGGCTGCTGAGATTGCGGACGCTCTCCACGACGGGTGGCTCGCGGAGAGTCTTGAGTGCGGAGCCCACCCCACCCGACCGGTTGTCATACAGAATCGTGTCGTTGGGATTGTCGCTATCGATGACTGTAATACTGACATCGCGATCGGTTGGTACAGGTACCGTCGTGATGACCTTATGCAGCTGTGGCAGAGCGCCCTAGACTTGGTCGGCATGAAACCGTATTACGTTACCTGGGGCGTCAAGCCTGGGTGGATTGTTCTCTAGGAGGAGACATGGTCGACATTCAGCAGCGCGGTTCCCAGGAGTGGGCGATGGCTGTCCTCTGGTTGGATCCTGATGACCTGGTGCCCAACCCTGACAATCCGAATCAGCAGGACGACAAGACGTTCAACGCCCTTGTCGACTCGATCGAGACGGACGGGTGGCGTGTCCCGGTGAACGCGGTGTGGGTTGAGGGCCGCGGCAAGTACGAGATCGTGGCCGGCGAGCACCGTTGGCGCGCGGCGAAGGTGATCGGGTGCAAGGTGCCTGTGATTGCGCTCCCGCCCGAGGAGTTTGACCAGGATCGCCGTGACTGGAACCTGGTGAAGGACAACATCCTGACCGGTGCTCTCAACCCTGAGAAGTTCGCCGCGCTCTACGACCGGATGGTCAAGAAGTACGACGGCGAGGTTTTGCAGGCGCTCATGGGCTTCACAGACCATGACGCGTTCCGGAAGGTCTACAAGGACGTGATCGCTGGTCTGTCTCCCGAGATGCAGCAAGCGCTCGAGGCAGCGAAGGATGAGATCCGCACCATCGATGATCTGTCGATCGTTCTCAACCGGCTGTTCCGCGAGTTCGGCGAGACCCTGCCGGCGAACTTCATGGTGTTCTCGTTCGCCGGCAAGGATGTCCTCTGGGTGAGGGCTGACAAGCCGTTGTGGTCGCTCGTGAGCAAGCTCGCGGAGGAGACGACCAATGCTGGTGGCGATGTTTCCGCCAAGATGCTCGAGGTGTTTACCGCGTACCAGCAGGCTGGGGTGCAGAAGCCTTAGCGACTGCCATCCGACGCCGGCGTGCCATGTCGAGGCGGTCCATGATCTCCCGCTCGAGGGCAGAGCGACGCTCGGCGCGACGGGCCTTGATGGTCCGGAACATGGCGTTCACCTCCTCGTTGATCTGTTGACAACCATCGTAGAACACATGGCTTAGCCTGACAACAGTGGGCGCGGCGATTTGTCATACAGCCGTGCGGCGGGTGAACGGCCGGGAGACACGCAACACCAATGCGCTTGTGAGTGTCACCCAATCGCGCCTATCATGACGAGGAGCCACCGTATTACGCGAGGAGACCGTCACCGCCATGTCAGAAGGTCAGCCACCACAGCGTCGCAAGCCGCGGGCGAAGATCACCCAGTCTCCCCATCGGGAGGAGTACGTGGAGCTCATCAAAGCCGGCTGGAACTCATTCGCGTTGAGCAGGTATGCGGCCTACCGGTACGGCGAGGAGATTGCCGACTCCACGTTCCGTGCGTACAAGTCACGAATGAAGATCGAGGTCGAGCAGAGCGCCCTCGCTACTGTGGCTGGACTCTCAACCGATCAGGTCACAAGACTCGACGTGATGACCGCCCGCGAGGAACTGATTGCCCTGCAAATGGCGCGAATCAAGGTCGACGCCGAGCATGAGTTGAAGATGAACAAACTGTTCAGTTCCAGCAACCGCGAGATCCAACTCCTGTCCACCCTGCTCGACGCCTACAAGGGCGACCAACGCGACTTCGGGCTCCTCAACACACCAGTCAGCGAGACACCAGAACAGCAACCCACCACAGGGGGAGTCCCAAGATACCGATCACTCCGCGAACTCTTCGGTGACGACGCAATCGCAGCCTCCCGCCACCTCGCAGACGTCCTCCCATTCACCCCCCGCCAGGAGCCCGCATGAGCAACGAGACCCCCGTGATCACGTTCCGGGCTGAGAAGGCGTTTGGTCAGGCTATTGACGATGCGGCGAGGAAGCAGGAGTTGCCGCGGTCTGCGTTCATTCGGGAGGTGTTGGGGACGGTGGTGATGGGTGGGGTCACTTTGGATGAGTTGCGGGTGTTGATGGAGAAGCGTGGCCGTGTGGAGGTGAGTCCTCATCCGCAGGGGTCTGTTGTCATCCGGCATGTGGTGCGGAAGGCTGAGATTTTGGATGGTCAGTGCAAGCATCCGACGCCGGCGTTGAGGCGGCATGCGTTCACGATCGTGTGTGACATCTGTGGGCATGTGGTGAAGCGGCTGTGACTGACGTTGATGAGCGGCTCCTTGACATTCCGCTCGACGAACTTGAGGAGTTGATGTGCAAGGAGCATCTTGGGGTGTGGACTGCGCGCCGCCGGTACCTCGAGATGGCTCCTCTCCACTTTGAGTGGTGCGAGTTGCGCATGTCGGAGAGTCGGTTGTGTGTTGTGGCCCCGCGCGAGCACGCCAAGTCGGAGACGTTCACCATCAACGGCACTGCGTGGGACTCGATTTACAAGCCAGGCACGTGGACGTACATCTTCGCGAACTCTGCTGATCAGGCTGGTGCGTTGGTGAAGCGGATCCGGGAGGCGGTGGCGACTACCGCGTCGTGGATGGTCGATGGGGCTTTGCAGGACACGCAGCGTGACATCACGTTCGCGAACTACAGCAGGATCACGTCTGCCGGTTCTGGGAAGGCTGTTCGTGGAGCTCACCCTGATGTGATCATCGGTGATGACGTGTTGGAGAAGTCCACCACGGAGACGAAGAAGAAGCGGGACTCCACGAAGGACTGGTGGCTTGGCACTGTCGGTGGTATGGCTCACGCCGGCACGTGGAGGTCTCTTGGCCCGGATGTTGGAAAACGGAAGGCTCCGCGAGTGTGGATGCCTCCCACACGGGTGTTCCTCGTTGGCACCCCGTTCCATGAAGAAGACTTGCTGATGGCGATGAAGGCGAACCCGTTGTACCGGTATCGCCGGTATGCGGCCGAGTTTGAGCCCCACCAGCTTGTAGATGGCCTGGCGGTCGAAGTAGCGTGAGGAGCGCACCATGAATGATCCCGGATTTGAGATTGAGATTGAGCAGCGCAACAAGCTCATCGAGCAGTGCAGGATGGCTGTGCTTCATGCCCTGCCACCCGAGGTGCGAGCGAGTTACGCGATCAGCGTCCACTTGCACCGCAAGGCTGACGGCAGTGCCGTGATGTTCCCGGTGAATCCCTACGGTGATTCCGAGTGATGACGCAGGGAGCGTTCCCGCTCGACATCCACGAAGCCGGCGAACTCGTGACGTACACGATGGTTCTCCCATTCCTGCCCCCGTCGAAGAACGTGTACGAGGACTGGCCGGCGATGTGGAAGTCTTCCGCGAAGGGCAAGTGGGCAAGCCACATTGCGAGGATGCGTGACGAACTCGACATCCCCATGGCGCAGCAGATTGGTTTGGCCGCGGTGCTCGTGTTCCCCGGCCCTGCACACCGTGACCCGCAGAACTATGCGCAAGCTCTGTGGCATTGGGTGCCTGACGCGCTCGTGAGGTGTGGTGTGATCCCTGACGACAATGAAGGCCGCATCGAGATCGGCCCGAATTGGGGTCTCAAGTTCGAGTACGACCAGCGTCGCCGCATCCACAAGGACCTCAGGAAGCGCACCCGCCTCGCGATCACGATGCGAGTGCCGTGACCGAGAAGCCCCTCGGCTTCGTTGTTCCACCCCATGACGCGAGAGCCGACCTCCTCGATGGGCAGTCAACTTCTGCTCACCGGAAGACCGTCGCATTGTGGTCTGACCGGTGGCCTCTCATCGCTTTGCAGACCTGCATTGACAAGGTGGAAGCGGCCGACCCGAGTGAGGCTGACGAGGTGAAGCGCAACCTCCCTTGTGCGTCATGTGGTGAGAGCGGCCGGTGCCTGAATGCGAAGCGCAAGGAGTTGGGCCCCATCATCTATGACCGGGAGATCCTGACTAAGCCTCGCGGTTCGGAGTCCACCCAGTTCCCCGACGAACTCCTCGATCCGTGTATGCGCCCCGATCAGTCGTTGGCTCCCACCTACAGGAAGCCGTTCACATTCGAGTCGGAGTTCAAGGTGGTGCAGGCGTGGGACATTGCCTGGTCCGAGCGCGCCGGCGGAGACTGGTTGGTCTGCATGACTGGTGTCGTCAACGTGCACTCTGGCCGTCGCATGCTCATCGACATTGAGCGGTGGCAGCAGAAGACGTTCCCCCAGCAGATCAAGCTCATGAAGGACAAGTGGAAGCAGTTCGATGCCGATCTTGTGGTGATCGAGTCTGATGCGGCCCAGCGTGTGTGGAAGCAGCAACTCGACAGGACTGCGATGCCGGTGGTGTCGCACTATGCCACCGAGAAGCGTGACTTCGCTGTTGGTGTTCCCTCCCTCGTGATCCTGCTCGAGGGTCGCAAGTGGGAGTTCCCGAGTCGCCCGAACTCGTACCATTCCGCTGAGTTCGAGATCTTCAAGGCCGAGTTGGCGGCGTTTGGCTGGTCTGATGGCAAACTTGAGGGAGTTGGTGAGCACGACGACACGGTGATGACGTGGTGGCACCTGAACTGGGGAATGAGCAGGTTTGTCCAGGGCACTGGCAATGGGGACGAGTACCATAGGGGCGTTCAGTCCGGAGTGCATTAGGCGAGGAGAGCGACGTGGCCGACGTGAAGAACCATGAAGAGGAAGATCTCGAGAAGGCGCGCATCCGTTCGATCGAGATCGCGCGAGCGTTCCACGACGGCACCCAGTACGACGTCTTCAACGAGGAGGTGCGTTCAGTCGAGCAGAAGTCGACCCTTGCTGAGGTTCCCGAGCACCTGTTGAAGTGTGCGTACTCCACTCAGATTGAGGAGGCTGTCGCATTCGTTGCTTCCGAACTGTCGAAGACGTTCGAGATCCGTGCACTGGAAGGCGGCAAGCCCCACGATGCCATGCAGAAGGCCATCGATCGAGTCCTTACCGCTTCCCCCGACCTGTCTTCTGGCGACGATCCTGAGGATGTGTCGATCGCGGACATGATCGAGGACATCCTCGTTGCTGGTGACGTGCCGGTCCATATTCGGTATGACCGTCAGGCCGATACTGCGTGGTGGGAGCTTTGGGATTCTGAGTCGGTGTGGGTGAAGACGGAGGCTGACAACCGTCACCAGATTGAGTCGGTTCTCCTCACCGAGAACGTCATCGACAACGACAGCGAGGCATCCCAGCAGGTGTATGTCCGGTACACGAAGTGGTACATGGTCGACGGCGTGTGCTGGAAGAAGGTGTGGCGCGACAATGCTGAGGATGATCCCGAGAGTGACGATTCGACCGGGCTGACCATGTTCCCCTGGGGCCTGGTTCGGGCTCGGAAGAAGCGCATGCGTGACGTTCGTGGCTACGGTGTGGTGACGTCACGGGCACAGCGCCTCGCCTCCCGGTACGACGGTGCCGAGATGATCGGCTTCACGATCGCCAGGTACAACAGCCACGGCAACCTTGTTGTGGTTGGTGACGGCGCTCTGGCCCTCTCCCAAGGCAGCACCACCATCGCGAAGGACGTCGCCGACGTCATCACCTTCCCAGACGCTACGCAGGCTTTCCCGCTCAAGTTGGAGAGCGACATCACGATGATCGAGAACCAGCGCAAGGTGGTCACCGAGGCGCTGTACGCGTCCATCGGGCTCGTCAGGATCGACCAGGACAACATCGGTGGTCTTGGTGGCGTCTCCGGCTACGCACTCGAGATCCTGAACCGCAAGAGCGACTCCACCCTTGGGCGCATTGCGAAGCAGATCGGTCGGGACATCAAGACCCTGATGCATGACACTCTGCAGCTGGCCGCTCTTGCCCGTGCTGCGAACGTGGATGACACCCCCGATGGTGAGAACCCGCAGATTCCCGCAACCGGCGAGACTATCGACGTGGCCACGCTGCTGTCTTCCGACTCGCCCAAGCCTGTGGTGATCGACGTGACGCTCGGCACTGGATCCGTTGTCAATGACGCTCAGATCCGTGAGGACTACACGGCTGGCCTGATCTCACGGAAGGAAGCGCTCCGGTTGCGTGGCTACGGTGACGATGAGATCAAGAAGATCCTTGAGGAGATCGATGAGGCTAAGCCCCCCGAGCCCGAGGTTGGTCTCAGTGCTGCTGGCAAGGCTGCTCTCGCTGCGCAAGAGGCCGCACAGCGAGCCACTGGCGCGTAGGTAGCGATGGCTGAGCCCCCCGTCAGCAGGCTAGATGCCGGTGTCGTTGTTGGCCGGCTCGTCGACGACCTGTCCGACTCCCTCCTCGCCCTCGAGCAGCAGTTCTTCCACCGCGCCGAGACGCTCATGGTCGGGCAGGTCGATCTCTCTCGAAAACTGGCGCAATCAGTCAGCGGCGACTGGGCCCGTGCGCTTGGTATCGACAACCTCCCGCTGAATCTGGCGTACTTGCAGGCCGATGCGATGGCGTTGACCATGCCGTCCGCGAAGACGTTCTTCGAGGCCGCGGCAGAGCTGGCGCTTGATTCCATCCAGATCGAGTTGCGCACCTGTGAGTTGTCGAGCAGTGTGCCGTCAGCGCATGAGGGTATCGAGTCGTCGCTTGCCGTGAAGGCTGTGGAGACTGCGCGTCTAGCGACCCCCTTCGATGTTGACGTCGCTCACGCTGCGTTCGATCAGGGCCGTCTCTCGCAGCGGGCATACAGCGAGGAGGCGTTCAAGAAGGTGCTGCTGGTCGCGAGACATAACGATGAGGACGAGGCCGCTGTGATGGCGCGGCTGTTCTCAGCGGATCCAGTTCGGCTTCCAGGGCAGAGCGGTGCCGGCGTGTGGTGGAGTTGCCTCACGTACTTGCGCCGCAACGCGCGTGGCGCTGAGATTCTGATGGTGAACCGACTCCGCAAGCGTGCGATGGTGCTGTTCAACCGCTACCTGGCTGAGTAGGTTCCTCATGGCTGAGGAGGTGTACATGCAGGTGGTTGCAGTCATTGACGCGAAGACCACCCAGATCTGTTTGCACGCGGCCGGCCAGATCCAACCTGTCGGACAGGAGGTCGCCGACAAAGCGGCCGAGGCTTTGCTCCCCGATGTTGAGCCTGTCGAGCCGAGCCTGTTCGATGGCCCTCTCCTCGAGGGCGATGAGTACGCACAGGAACTCGCGGAGGCCATTCAGCTCGAAGAGTGGGACGGCATGGCGATCCAGCAGTACCAGGGAAATGCGTACACGTCGATCAACGCGACGCTCCGCAGCGGAGGCAACGGAGGCAGCTACTCTGACGTGGTTGAGAAGATGGGCGGGATGTGGGATAGCGCCGACTCCACGTACAAGAACGGGATCCTGTACCGGGGGCTGAACGTCTCGCCCGAGTATGCAGGTGACGTTGTCGGCCGCGTGTTCAAGGACAAG